TAATCCCGCTCTAGATGCTCCATGTGCAGTTACATATGCATATCGTTTATGGTAAGATGGACGTCGTTCCGTAAATTTGAACTGATGGTCGTCAGTTGGCTTTTTAGAAACTTTTGATAGCATTCTAAAAAACGGGTCTTGTGCTATTGCTAACTCAGATACCCTGTCGCCAAAGTTATACTTTCGCCTCAGGTCACCTGTGCTAAGCGCTGAACCCGCTATAGCTGAACCACTCTCAGTCAAACCCGAAACATCACCAATTTGAAATAAATCAGCCATGTGTCCTTCTCCTTGTAGTCTTATTGACTACTGTTATTGACTTAATTATGTATTAGACTATCCGCCTAATACGTTATCTAATGTTCGGTCAATACCCAGTATTTCTTCAAAGACTGAATCTTCTGGAGATTTTTGTGGCTCTGGTGAGCTTCCCTGAGAAGCTAGAGATTGTGGTCGCTGTTGAACTCTTTTCATTTGGTTAGAAACCTCTTGATTAGCGCTCTGTGCGATTTGCTTTTCTCTATGCCCCCTGTTCATAAGATAATAAATATCATCCAACTGCAAAGTTTTATTTTTAGCAAAACCAACGAAGTCTTTCCATTGTTCCTCTGATAAATTGTATTTAGAACGGAACTCAGATTCTCTTGTGAGTCTCTGGTTCTCATTTTTCTGCGTACTCAAAGCATCAGTAAGACGCTTCTGGACTACTCCGTCAATTGTAGCCGCCAAAACTTTTGCTGAATCTGAATCAGGTTTTGACATTGCTTCATCTGGGTCAAACACAAAATCTTCATCCAATTGTAATCTTTCTTTCATACTAACTGGGGCTTGACCTCCACCCTCAAAATAGCCTCTCACATGAGTAACTAAATTAGGGTCTTCTCTCATTGCATCGAGTATAGGCATATAGGGTTCAATTTCATTTAAGCGTCCACTTAATCGTTTAGCTTCTCTGCTTGAATCCGAATACCTTTTTTGCAGATTTTCAATATCCGCCTGTCCTTCAGCAGGACTCTCTTTTTGTTGTTGTTCGGCAAGGAACTGATTCCCTGCTTCTTCCAACTCTTGAGAGGTTGACTGCTCAGTCGAAGGCGGGGCATCGTCTAAAATACCACCATTAACCTGAGTATCGAGAGCCTCGAAAAACCCTTCGCTACTCATTCCTATCGCACTTTCTGGGGCTCCGTTTTCTGGAGCGTTACCTACTTGTACATTTTCTTCCATAATATGTCCTTTTTATGTTTAGTAAAGTTATTCTTTTTCTTTATCATTATCAAATTCTTTTTTAGCGTCCACTCTTGCCTCATTTACGGCTGCTTTTACCTCTCTTGCAAGGTCTTTTTTCGCCATCTGGACTTCTCCACTCATCATACCTCTAAGAAGTTTTTGCTGAGCTTCGGTATCAAGGACCTGTTTTTTCACTTGAGTACTTGCTTCATTTACTTTCATCTTAATACCAGCTTGTACTAATTGTCTTTCAAGAGTTTCAATTGTACCCTCTTTATCTTTTATAGCTTCTGTCATTTGTTCTAATTGTGATTGTAATTGAGAATATAAACTTTTTCTATCTACTAATTGTTTCTTATTTCTTATATCAGTTTCAGCTATCATCGCAATATCATCAATTAATCCAGCTTGGAACCATCTGAAATATTCTTCTAATAATGCCCATCTATTAAGAGGTAATGTAGCACCAGCTACTATTCTTACATCAAATCTAGATGATTCATAATCCATCCACTTACCAATTGCTTGACCAAAGTCATTGAATATTGGAATATTTACTCTTACTTCTTTATCTTGGTCTGGTTCTTGGCCTGCTTGAGGCTGAACTATTCTAAATACTTTATCAATCGTATAATGTTTTTGAGATATCATTTGGAAACATTTTCCTAAATGCTCAAGACATGGTTCCACAATAGTAGACATCCACGACTTTAATCTTCTTGTTCCAAACTCATCATTTGCAAGTAATCCTCTATAAGTCTCAGCTTGTTGCTGAGTAAATCCCATCATAGCTGATGGAACACCAGAGATATACTCTGCATCCTGTTTACCCTCTTGGGTAATTGTATAAAATGCATTATTAATAGGTGCTGGAAGTACAGGAGTAGGAGGTTGAAATCCTTGTCTATATTTCAATAAAGCACCTGGGCTAGATGAATACTGTTCCCATTCTTCCTCATCTACAGAACCTTCTTCATATAACCATCTAAGATTAGAAGCTAAGTTTGCATTATGAACCATAATCTGATGAGCTTTATTAATTTCTTGTTGTTTACCAATCAAAGGCATTACTGCCGACATTGGGTATGGAGTACCAGTATATAAATAAGGTACTGGGACTATAGGATATTCAGTAATCGGTAATTCATATTCATATAAGAATACATCATCTCCTACAGTACAAATTAATTTAATTCTTGTTTCATAGAAATCAACAAAATCTACTACATTCTTCTTGAAATCCTCACTTTTCATCATATTATCAAATTCTTCTTTTCTCATCACCACCTGTTCTACTCTCGTCATTTCCTCCTGTGCAGATGATGTTAACTCTTGTTGTTTTTCTGCAATTGCAGTTTCCATCATTTGCTGAGCCTTCTTTATTTCTAATTCAGCTCTTTCTGGAATAATTTCCCCAGATTGCAAGGATTGTTGTATTGATAATACCTTTTCTTGTAATTGCACTTCAGATTCTGCTTGAAATTCCTGTAATTGTACTTGTACAGATTGTTGTAATTGTTCTTCCTGTTCATCAGTCAAGGGAATGCTAATAAAAGCATTTACAAATGGAACCTTTATTTTACTATAATTTTCATAGTATGCAATAATTTGGTCTTCTTCTGCATTTTGGTCTACAGTAAAACTAATATCTTCTGGTTGAACAATTTTAGAAGATTCTACATTTCTTTGTGAAAAGTTAGATGAATATTCACTACTAGTTGTTTTATTTATCTTCGCTGAGTGTTGTGGGAATAAATTCTTTAATTGAGTTTTAGATAAGTTCTTTTTGACCATAATAAAAGATGCGTCTCTAAATAAGAAATCACGACTCGCTGGGTCTACAAAAACATCATAAGGGTCTATCCTACTAAAAGTAACTTCACCCTTCCCATGGTCTGCATCTTGGTCTACATCTACTAGAAAGTATCCTATTCCTTTTACTAAAGAATCAAGGACAACTTGTCCATATATAGAATTACCATTAGATAAATGCCAACAGTAATCAGATATATCAGAATGAACCTGAGCAATATCTGTATCATCTCCAGTCGCTCCTACAGCTTTCCATCTAGGAGAATTAGCTGTAACAAAATATTTCATTATTTCAATAATAGGTAAAATCCTATTAATTGTAAAAGAAGGCATTCCAGATTCTTCTAAAGACTTCTCCTCATCATGAGTAAGTTGTTCATCTAAATAAAAATCATATCCCGTTTGACTTTTACTTCTCCACTTAGACCTATCTGTACTATTCGCCCTATCCCATAATTGTTTATTAATATGGGCTTTATTTTTTCTTCCTCTTTTTGCCATTATTTCATTAACCTTTTTTCTAGTTTACCAAGAATACCTTTATCTAAATCAAATTGTAATTTTACCCCTTTTGCTCCACCAACATCTCCAGTCCCTATTTTAAATTTACCATACTTTGTAGGAAATGATACTTTACCAGCATCTACTCCTATTCCAGTTCTTCTTGCAGCTTCATATAATAATAATGCTCCAGCAGAGGGACCTGGATGGCTCCTCAATGTATCAGCTGCAGTTGAAGCTTGAGACATATAATTTTCCCATATAGAGGAAGGGTCAGAACCAGATAAAGTTTCTGCAACATTTGTACCAAATCCAAACAATCTACCATATAAAGATTCTTGTCCAATAGGAGATTGTAATCTCAAATTAGATATGCTCATTGGAGATTGTCTACTTTTGAATGGTACTTTCTGTTGTGGCATTATGCTATTACCCAGCTTTTAGCTCTCTTTTTAGGCTTAAACCAATCTTTTTTTGACTCATTTTGTCTCATATTTGGTGGAAATGCGTGTAATTGTGCATAATAAAGGGTCTCAATCGTATCATCATGGGCCATTTTGGGGCCAAAAGTAATGATTTCGTTGGTTAAATCAAACATATTTTCCTTTAAAAACACATTTCCTGTACTAAATCTACCACTTAAACCACTATATATTCTATTTCTTTTATTTGTTCCACCAGGTTTTTCTGGGATTACTCCAATATTATATTTATTCTCTAATCTTCGTCTTTCATTTAATGATTGGAAAATTGACCTATTCATAGCCACATCTTCTACAGTACTTGATACACAATGGTATTTTTCATGCATATCCATTATATAATCAACAACACCCTTCTTTCCTATTATCTCTCCATTGTTATCCCTTGAACCTACAGTAGGAATACTACGATGTCTTTCATACTCTAATACATATAAT